GTTGGACCTTTTAAATAACTAAATGCTTCCACAAGACATGCATATAAAAGTCCATTGCCAAAATTAAGACTTAAATAAGTTGTTGTATTTGCTGAACTCAATCCTGTTGGTCTAGCATTGTAATGAATTTTGTACATAAAAGCTGAAGAAGGTGTTGGAACAATTGTAACTCTTCCTGAAGAAGTTGCACCAGTTCCTTCGGCTCCTCCTGACATAGCATAATATTTTGGTGTGCCAGTAGTAGTTTCAGCTGCATCATATTCTCTTAAAAAGCTAATATCTTTCTTTTCTAAAAAGCTATTAGCCCCTGTTGCCGCTGTTGTTGAAGTATAAACTTGTATTCCTCTAACAAATAAAGTTCCAGCTGGAGCATAAATGTTGTCTTTTGAAGACGTTAAATTCCCTATCATTTCTTTTCGATCTGCATCAATTGGAACATCTCTTTGAATTCTAAGCTCTGAATTATCTATAAATTGGTCTGTAATTGTACTTGAAAGTACACCTGTTCCGACTTCAGTATAATTCTGAATCGCTGTTGTCAGTGTTGAATAAGTAAATCCTGCCATATTATGCCGTTAGAGTTGCTGGACCAGCCGAACAATTCTCTCCCCCTCCTGATACTCCTCCACTTGTAGCAGTATCTGTATTAACAGTAAAGTAATAGTAGTCATCTGTCTGTGTTACATCACCACTAGAGTCTCGTTTGCCTACGGTGATCGAGTAGCCAGAAGAATATGCAACATTAGATCCTGTAATACCATCAAAACTGTTTGGATCACTAAAAGATGCAGAAGTAGAAGGTGCTCCTCTAAGTCTAACTGTATCACTTGTTGATCTACCATGACCTTTTTCAAATACATTTATAATTCCTGATGAAGCTGAAATAGTAGAAAAAGGATCTGGTCCTAAAATTGCAATTACTTCATTTTCAGTTCTATCTGGTCTTGCATTTAATAAACCTCGTTCTCCCCCTGCATATCCTCTTGGTTCTAATTGAGGATGTCTTGCTTCAAATTCTGATTTATGTACAAACATACCATTCCATTCTTTAACCATTTCATTGTACGGAAATTCCATTCCTGATCTATCTGATATTGCTTTTGCGTATTTTGTCATTATGTTCCTGGGTAATAAACTTTCGGTGTTATGTGAACACTAGTAGAAGAGCCATCTTCTGATAATGCTCTAGCTAACTCATCTTCATAATATAATTTCATTTGTTGAGCTACCTGTGGATTAAATTTCTGTGCTAAATAAAATGCTAAACCAGATGCCATACAAGGTACGAATCTGTATGGAACATCAGATGCATCAGTATATGTTGCATCTGCATCTTGAATTCTTTTTACAAAGAAAATGTGAATTTCTTTTGATGCATTAGATGAATCAGGTGTCGGGTAAAGAGTAACTGTTGTTTTATCAACAAGTCTTTGAACAAAATATCTAGAAGGTGTTCCTTTTGATAATTTATTAGCTAAACTTGAAAAGGTTGAGCGATCTGTTTTTGTAAGTGTGGAATCAGCTTGATCTGTATCTCCTCTATCGGATCTAAGAGTAGCTTCTAAAACATCAGCCAAACCATAGGTCGATGTTCCTGTTGTTCCGCCTGCTGTAGTAGAACTTGTTCCATCACCTGATGCTCTATAAAAAGTATATTCAGCTTGACCTTCAATAAGATCAATATTAGTATCACCTACTTCCCAGTAGTGCAAACCTCTATTGCCCCATTCTTGAAACATTACATTTAAAGAACGTCTCGCCGTTTTTAGTTGATATCCAGAAGTTACTTGTGAACCTATACGTTCGTATGCTTCTGCTATAATTTCATCAACAGCAAATGTCTTGTCGAACGTTACTGTTCCAGAAGTAGTATTAGCCATTTGCTACCTCCTAGTATTGTTTTCGCATTTCTAGAATAACTGTGTAGTGATCTAGATTAGTATGTCCACTAGTTGTAAAGTCAAGATCACCATCAGGTGAACTAGCATTATTTTTAATACCACCAAATGATCTAAAATCCATATGACCTTGAACGTTACCTGCTGCTGCACTTCCACCCAAAACTAATGCTAATGCATTAGTACTTGCAGCGAAATAAATAGCGAGTCTCATTCCACCAATGTCATACCAAATTTGATCAATTGTAATATTTGAACAAGCGGTACCATCAGGGTGAGCTGTTAAAGCTGAAACGTCTACTTTCTTTACTGCTGATTCACCACTACCATCAGAAAGATTTGTAAATTTCATTACAACTCTTTTTTCTGTATCGATTATTGTTTGACTTGTTACTGCGTCTGCCATTTTTCCTCCTGTTAGAGAGAGGGAGCCGAAGCTCCCGCTCTAATTTAAGTCTTTATTTATTAACCGTTATTGTAATCAAAAGCTGCGCCCCAAATTTTAATAACTAATTTACCTGCTGTGTAAGCAGCTTCAGTAGCTGTTCCACAAGTTAGGTAAAGATATTTTAGTGAAAGTGCTGCTAAAGTAGCTGCGGCATCATGTTGTTGTCTCATGCCAAGAGTCCAGTCACCACCATTTACAACGACTGTTGGACTTGTTACCGCTGCATTTTCTGCATCAGTAGCTGTCGATGAACATACTAAATTAATATCTGGGTCTCCACCTGTTGGTGCTTCTAAACACGCCATTTCTACTTCGAATGGAATACCATTAACTCCAGTTGTTAGTTCTGCGATGAAAGCATTAGCTGTTCCACCATCAGTACCAATAACATCGTCAGCGGAACCACCACAAGCTAATCCACCATGTAGATCGATTAGAATAGTAGTGTAGATAAGACCACCAATTTTATTAACAAATGTGTTAATTGCATCATCAGCAATACCTGATCCATGCGCATTAGGTGTAACTTTGAAAATAGTTGCTGCTGTACCTAAACTTCCATTGTTAGTACCTGTTGAAGTACCTGCTGCTACAATGTTGTTTCCAGTGCTTGCAACTTTTTCTACTTCCATACCACCTGCTGCTTTTATAACAGCATAATCTACAAATGCTCCTGTAGTTGTGTTCTTAGTTGTTGCCTTAATGTCACCGTCCGAACGGACTGTTCCATTAAATGTTGTTGTTGCCATAATTATAATCCTCCTAGTTTGCGAACGTAGTCTCTAGGCCGTCGACTATACGCGTCTACGCTCTAATTAATTGTATAGTGATTTTTTTATAGCTCTTTTTTAAAAAAAGCGCAAGTAATCTTGTAGTAAAAAGTTGATTTTTGATAGCGCTTAAGTGGCTATCGAAACTTCGGCCTGGGCGTCTTTAATTTGTTTAAGACGAGTTGCTTCTTCAAACTCTTTGGCAATGATTTCTTTAACAATTTCCTGAATTTTTTTGTCGATATGTCCCATATGCAAAGTATATCTCCCTTCCTTCAGGTGCTCCTGTTGCCACTCTAGTTCCAAGGACCGTTTCGTAGTGTATAGGTCTTCGGTCATTTGTAACCTCCTCATAGGTTATCCATTTACCTCGTTTAGAAGTAAATCCATCTTTCTCCAGTTTTACCTCATTTTTTCCTAGTTTGTCAAGGATTGCTTTTTCAATACCTTTGGCTGTATCTTCCGCTGAAATATTAAAGTCAGCATAATAGCCACAATAACGGATTTGTATTCGGAAGTTTTTCATAGTGAATTTCTTACTTTATAGTCGAAATGAGGCAGTTTTAAGGCCGCCTCATTTCTAATTTATTGATTACGCTCCTTGTACGCCGAAGATACCTCTATAGTCGGATACGCCAAAAACGTATCTTTCTCTAGCTTTGTATCTAACGTTACCAGTATCAAAGTCCCCTTCCATTGCAGTTGTCAATGGTGTTCTTTGGAACATTTTCATACCGTTTGGTACGTCCGTAATAAGATACCAGCTATCAGCATCAGTTAAGAAATTGTTCACTCTATATCCTTGAGGAACCATTCCCATTGAAAAGATAGCATTGAGATCGTTATCAGCAGTACCAGTTCTACCTTGAGATTTTAAAATTCTCTCAGCATTGAACTGATTGCCTGAAGGGACAATCATCTTGACCCCTTTAGCTGCTATTCTTAAACCTCGTTCATCAGTGAAGGC